GCACCAATTGATCACGAATGGCACAAAGAAATTTGGGCTTACGCTACGCACCGTGGCATAAAATTGTCTTCGAATTTTGAAACCTTTAACAAGGACTTGACTGGCGTCACGCGCAGTCAATTCATCTCCTGATAATGGACTTGGATACGGAAAAGGCTTAATATACATCACCCCCTGGTATAGATTGTGATGATTGGTTTGGAGCGAATCTAAAATGACGGGTAATAGCAGATCTGTCGGGACTGAAGTAAGCGTAATCCCGGTGGTGACGCCATCAGTACCATGGACGCGGGACGCTTTACGACTGCTCGGTAGTGTTCGCCTTGCGAGCTTTCCGCCTCTTCGAGCTCTCTTGTAAAATCGCCGAATGTAACGACGACCTCTCGATCGCCGACGCTTTGTGTAGCGCCCGCGAGAGCTCCTGAACCGTTTTCTGTACATAGGCATATTTAACGTCGCTTGAACCGTTTATAACGTCTGTTTCGCCGGTTGTTGTAGTAACGGTAACTGTAAACCCGGTAACGTCTTTGATAATAACGGTTGCGGTTAACACGATATCGCCGGTTGTAGGTGTAATTGTATGTGACGTAAGAGCTCGGACCTCTTGTATCTTGCCGGTTTGCTAAGTAATCGATTTTGCTCGCTAAATAGTCACGCGCCGCTCGCTTAACAAGGGGTTGACGACTCGCCCAACCTAGGTAACCTAGGTAACCTGGTAACGCCGCTAAAACCGTTTTGGTCGCCATTTATGGAACCAGCGAGAACTCTTTGTGGTGATTTCACACGCGGACCTCTCAGTGGGCTGGTCAGTATTACCCAGCCCACTTCCCTCCCTCCCGTCACTTTTCCCAAACATGCCTCCTACTCGCTCACAGGTGCCCCGGCACCGCGCCAAACGATGGTGCTTTACTTGGAACAATCCTACGCCCGTAAACTCTCATGCCCTCAACACCTTCTGCCTCGGGGACCCCCCCGCCTTCGACTACATCGTCTATGGCCGTGAATCCGCCCCCACAACGGGGACGCTCCACTACCAGGGCTACGTTATCCTCAAGGAACCCAAATCCCTCCGTCAGGTCAAGTCCCTACTCACTGGTAACTGCCAATCGTCCGTCCATTTGGAGGTCTCCAGAGGAACGCCCCAGCAGAATCGAGAGTACTGCATTAAGGATGGAGACTTCCACGAGTTCGGAGAGCTCCCCGCCGTCTCCCAGGGCCGTCGCACAGATCTGGAACGATTTTTCGATTGGGCGGACGAGTTCGGAGCTGACAACGGAAGACCGCCGACGACTCCGGAGGTTGCACGAAACTTCCCTACTATGGTTGTTAAACACAGCCGACTCATGGACGTCGTCCGACTCAGAACAGAGCGACGACTCTTCGCAAACGAGCCCGAGCCAAAACAGTGGCAGCAGCGGCTCTCGGACGCTCTAGAACTGCCTGCCGAAGACCGTAAGATAATTTTTGTCGTTGACCCGGATGGTGGACTTGGAAAGAGTTGGTTTTGCCGTTGGTTTATTGATACACACCCGGATACGACCCAGATCCTACGTCCCGGTAAGGTCTCAGATGTTGCTCACGCTATTAAGGCACACATTTCGGTTTTTCTCTTCGATGTTCCTCGTGGTGGACTTCAGTATCTACAGAGTCAGGTGATCGAACAACTCAAGGATCAGTTGGTTTTTTCACCCAAGTACGCATCCCAGATGAAATATTTGGATCATGTCCCACATGTGGTTGTGCTATCTAACGAACATCCAACGGACGTCGGACTGTCACTTACACTCGACCGTTACGAATACTTTGTCACAGATGACGCATAACCTATATAACATATCCTATAGCCCCTACTTCGCATCCCATTTCCTATTGCCCCCTTCCTTCAACTTCAACCTTCCCATTTCCTATTGCCCCCCTATAGCCCCCGCTTCGCATCCCATTTTTGAGAACCCCTTCTCGATGACCCGAACCTACTTCTTGAAATTGAGAACATACTTCTTAAAAACGAGAACCTATTTTACTTAAGGCAAATTAGCATAATAACACTCATGGTTCGAGACCGTATTGATGTGCGTCGATGGTGGAGCTATCACACCAGCAAATGCAGGTGTAACTTGTTCATACCAGTAGAACTCATAGATAGGCATCTCTGGAAGAGTATTTTCATTGGCAGCGAAGCTGATCACTTTGTTCAATTTCATGTATTTTTTGAAACTCCACTGATGCATTACTCCAGATATATTGCGCCCAAAAGCAGTGTCAGAGCCTGCACTAAAAGGGTGAATAACCTTGCGTTGATGAGTAATAACGCGCCAATTGTTTTTGGAATTAATAGGCAGGTGATTGCGCTCATATCTCCAAATACTTGTCGTGGTTGTGTTGTTTAGATATGGTCGAGTACGCGAGGCACTGCCCGAGTAATCGGTAAAGAAATTGTCGGTCAAGACAGCCGAAACTCGACTTGTAATTCCACTTTGTAACTCAGCAGTTGTGGCTATATTTTTTGGCTGCATCAAGCACCAATTGATCACGAATGGCACAAAGAAATTTGGGCTTACGCTACGCACCGTGGCATAAAATTGTCTTCGAATTTTGAAACCTTTAACAAGGACTTGACTGGCGTCACGCGCAGTCAAT